GCGAACTAAATTCCTAGACATTATCGCCTACCGTCGGGTCTGACTTCAACTCTTGGCGTTCCTAATCGCCAAGTTGTTTCTGTAGCAGTGCTTTCTATTTTTAAATTAAACGAACGTCCGCGCAACCTTGTCCTGACTTCTTTAGTAAACTGTTCTACAGGAGTAGAAGCTACTTTATTTATGGTATCTGCATCTGTTTCTAAATATTTACCGCCCGGAAAGTTCCTAACGCCTAAAGTAAAGGTTGCAGTTGGTGTGTTAGCTGTAGAGTCACGAAACGTAATATCAGGTATAAGCCTAGATAAGAACGCAAACCTATCTCCATCACCTAAATCTATTTGACTGCTTTCTATGTTTGCAGCTATGGCACTAGCTGGCACAGTGCTGCCATCATCTAATCCGCTTTCGTGGTCATATAAGTAATGGTCTGAACCTGCGGCTATGGGCAATTCATCTACTCCACGATCCATCCATGCTGTGCGGCCCAAATTACCATAATACCATATTTTTTGCTCATAATTAAAAATAACATATCTGTCATTTTCGTCGCTACTAGCAGATGGATAAAACCACCATATTTCTGAAAACGAGCTATTGTTTGCGGCAATAACCTTTTCAATTTGATCTTGATTAAAATCAGAAAAAACGTAGTCCTTAACTGTGCAAGGCAGTTTGTTTACTGCACCTGCATAAACATAAAATTCTTCACGGCCCATCCAAAAAACGTTGTCATTTACTGCAATAGCGCACAAAGGCCCAGCCGTAGTAATGTTTTCAGAAACCGTGTTTATACCAAATGTAAATGGCGGTCCAAGAAACTGCATGGCGTGTAAAGACACATCCGTAAATACCAGAATCTGTTGTCGAGTTTCTACAGCGGTTACAATCTCTGAACCAGAACCAATGCGCAAATCTCCCGCTGTATTAGTAGCTTTTGCAGACCAATCTGTTAGGCTTTCTTGACTGCCAAAACGAATAAGCAAAGGGTCTTGTGTGCCTATCGCTGTTTCTGGGTCACAACCAAAGGCTATAACATGCCTGTCTTTGTCCGAAACTAATACCTGCTTTGCAATGGTCGGAATATTATCTGTTGCTACACCTAAACTTGCAAGAGAAACCGCTCTTGCCGTAATACCACCAGACTTGTCCCAATAGAATATACCTTCATCACGAACGTTTATTAACAGGTCTTCGCCAAAATTATCATGGCTCCAAATACGCAAGGTAGAACCACCCGCCGCAAGAGTTGACGCTGAGTCCCATGTTCCACGGCCCCATGTTCCTGCGCCCCAACCCGTACCACCAACAGAGGTGTCTAATCCCGTGTTGACTTGATAAGCTCCAACAGATGACCCACCACCGTTTCCTGTATCGCTGGTGTTAGCAAAAACAAAAGTAGGGTTTAATCCAGAGGTTGTAGTAATGCTTTCAATAGATGCAACAGACCTAGCCTCTATTTGAAAGACGGTAGCACTTACAACATGCGTTACTTGATACTCTTGGTTTAAAACGTTTGCAGTAATTACACCGCCAAGGGTTGCCGCTCCTGAGAAAGTTACAAAGTCATTTTCTAAAGCACCATGATTATCTGCATCTGTTACAGAAATTGTGCAACATGTTACCGAGGCACTGTCAGAATGAGCCGCCGCAGTCGTTCCGTTAACCCCGCGTTCACATCCTGTCAAAGTCGCACTGCTAACTCCGCCATACGTTATTTGTTCTGAGCCAATCAAAATGCGACCACCACCTGTAGGAAACCCACTAGCACTATTTAACGTTATAGATTGTGCCGAGTCTGTAATGGCTCCATTTAACGTATCGGCTCCACCCGCAAAGGTAACGGAGGACGATGCAACTCTAAGAGGGGTTATATCGTGGTATGTTCCGCCCTCACTTATATAATACTTTAAGGTTGTTCCAACACCTATGTATTTTTCGCCCGACAAAGCCACCCAAGCGTGAAGCGCACGACAAGTGCCTAAAAAAGCACTGCCAGAGTTCTTTATCCAACCGCCTATCTTCTCAGGGAAACCCATGCGAAATCGTATTTTGTCGCCATCAAACCAACCACCTTCGTTACTGTACGAAGTGGTTTCCCTGTTTATTCCGGGTTTAAACTGTAGCTTTGTTAAGGGCATTAGGCATCATTCTTTGCATCTGTAGTAAAGAAAAGTTTTATTCCTAAGAGTCTAGCATCTCCTGCCTGACTATCCGCAGAAACGTCCCGCATTACTTGAAAATACGTTTGTGTGTCCACGGCGGCACTAGCCACGGTTACCGCGCTACTAGCCGCTGAAACAGTCATATCGTTAGAAGTTCCGCTGAAAGCCTTTGCCGTGGCTACCACATTAGTTCCAAAGGCAGTATTTACTGAAGCATCATCTGCTATGCTTACGCCTGACAATCCCCAAGCTACAGTGCCTGTATCTGTTCCCGTGACTGTCCAAAAGGCTTGAAACGTGATCGTTCCCTCATTCCAAGATTTAGGAAAACATACTGTAAACTGTGCGTTTTCATCAGAACTTGGATCAAAGTCCAAGCACTTTAATTCAGGACCATTGCTTAATTCAACTTGAGCTATGTCAGCACAGCCGCTGGTGGTGTTAGGGTACATTGCTGTTGCAGGCACATATATGGTTTCTAAACCTGCCACTTTAGCAGCAACGCCATCAACCGTTAAAACGTCTGCTTCTAACGTGCCGTCAATGTCAGCATTGCCTGATATATCTAGTGTAGCCGCATCTAACTCGCCTGTAAGCGTAAGATTACGAAGGCTTGCCACATCTTTATTAGCGTCCGCCGTTACAGTTTTACTTGCTACAACCGTACCAACAGCCGCGCCTGTGTCGTTATAGTTTAGCTCTGCCGCAGTAGCTGTCACACCGTCTAATATGTTTAACTCCGCAGCGGTGGAAGTAACCCCATCTAATATGTTTAGTTCCGCAGCGGTGGAAGTAACTGTTGTGCCACCGAGCTTTAAAGTTGCAAGAGCCGTGGTTCCCGCCAAGTTAACATCTGTTAGCAAATCATAAACAACGGCCCCTGAACCCTGACCATCCGTTGCAATCATTTTCACTTCGCCAGCGGCAACGGCAACGTTGGCCCCTGTTCCTTGAGAGAACGTCAGCGTTGCACTTGTCGCATTTTCAATCAGCCAAACTTTAGACACGGTGTTGGGTGCAAGCGTAACCGTACAGGCTTGACCGCCGCCAGTACATTTTAAATACAGAGAACGCGCCTGATCTGACTCACCATCAGCTATCGTAATTGCATGTGTGGACGCATCGGCTATGGCTTCAGAACCGTAAGAAAACGCCTCACCAATAAGTTCTAAATTTACGTTTGTTTTAGTTCCCCACGTACCAGACGCTTCGCCAGTACCAATCTCTTCTAACCTTAGATCGTTTACATATGTACTAGCCATGTCATTATCCTATGCCGCAATGTCCGTCCAAGACGGTGTTTGTGAGGGAGTTATAGCAGAGAAGTTTGAATTTTGCGAGGGTGTGATTTCACCCCAAACAAGAACTGATCCAACTGAACCCGTAGCCGAAAGACCTGTCACGTTAGCATTAGCGTCACCAGTTGAAGTAACTGTACCAACAGAAGCTGTTCCCGCAGACGGTCCCGTGACCGTAACTACCGCGCCAACTGCAACAGTTCCAACCGCCCCTGTTCCTGCCACGCCCGTTACAGCGGTATCTACAGGAATATTGCCAAACCCCGCTATGGAGTTGTCAGTTAGTGGGGCAAAGCCTAACATTAGCTAGGCTCTGTGGGCCAATCGCCCCCGCTACCGTCCATATTTGGCCCTGTTAGGTTGGGCCAATTGGCATGTTTGGTAATGTCCCGCAGGGCCGTTCTATATGTTACCCAAGCAGACGGTACGGTGGTGCCAGCTTCAAGCGCCTTGGTCACAACCCAATCGCAACTTGCCAGCCGCTTATTGCGCTCATCACGATTGCGCTGCGCTGCCGCTGCGTTTTGACTTGCAACATAAGCTGTCTTTTCGCTGTCGGTCATATCTACAACACGGCGCGTGTAGACCTTGCCATCTTGCAGGTATGGCGTAACGACTTCGCTCTTTTGCGTGGCATGGTCATAAGCTAAATATTTAACTACATCTACGCAGGAGTGATTAGCCATCCACGTTGAGTCTGGGCCACCTTTGTAAAAACGTGTGTTAGGAAACAGCGCAGTGTGATCCCCAACCGCAACAATCGTGCTGCCACTTAATTGTGCTATCATCATGTCTATTGTCCTTTGTCTGGGAAGGCTGCTGTCGGTGCTGTGAAATTGCTGGTGTAACGGGCAAAATGAGACACACGAAATTCATCAAGATACCCATCAAAGGGGAGTTGTACTGCGCTACTATAATACCGTGCGCCAACATAAATATTAGTGTCCGTAAATGTCCATGTTGTGCTAGAGGCATCAAAAGTTGTGCTGTCTGCCGTACCGTTGATATAAACTTTTAGAGTCCCGCCATAAGATACATATGCCACATGATACCATGTTTGAGCATTGATTGTACCAGATGTATCTAAACGGGCAGCTACGGCAGAGCTTAGAACTCTAATTTTTTGGTTGGTTAAAACCATACTACCTAAAGCACCGTCAGCACCACCGTATTGGAACACACCCAAATTAGCATCAAAATCATTTACCCATAAAAATGTTTCAATCGTCCAATCGCCCGTACCTAAAGCTGCCCCATTTGCATAATACGCACCATCACCAGAGCCATCATAAAACAAAGACGTATCACCAAATTTAGCTTGGCCTGTGCTAGTGTCGGTGTTTCCAATCAACGTCAAATTATTCTGTGCAGCACTATCAATCGCCTGACCATCTGCCATGTTTAACAACAGCTTGGTGTTGGTAACGGCTGTGAGGGGGGCTGTTGGTGGGGTGTAGCTAGATAAGGCCGTACCCTTTACAACTCTAACATCACCCATAATCCCGTCAAAGCTGTGTTGAGTGCTATATCTAGTTCCTATATACGATGTATTAGGAGCAGTAGAATAATTTGTTGAATCTGACGAATTTATAGCAACTTGAGTTCCATTAAAATGCATCCGGCTAGTAGTTCCAGAACGTGAAACAGTAATATAATACCATTGATTTTTGCTTAAATTTGTGTCGGATGTTAGTATAGCACTATTGCCACTTGCCAACATTAACTTACCAGAAGAACTGTTAGTGTAGTTGATTGATAGTGTCCATGTGCCACTTGTTTGACCAGAGTTGCGACCATCAATTAAATAATCAAAATTTCCTACGTTGTGGTAATAAACCCATAAAGAAATAGAAAAATCCCCTGTGCCAAAAGCAAAATCAGATTGTGGTGGAAGTGACAAGTAGTCATCATCGCCTCCCTCAAAGTGTGCACTCGCCCCGTTCACCGCAGGGTCATACACACTGCTGGTCAGGAATGGGCCAAATGAACCAATTGTTTCTTTTCCAGTATTAGGCTGAACTGCGTGTCCTGAAGCAGAATTATCAACAAAACGATTACTTTGCAGGGTAAGTAGCTTTGTGTTAGTTACGGCAGTCAAAGGAGATGTTGGGGTTGTAAAATTACTATCGTATAAAGAAGTACCTTGAACTAATCTTAGGTTAGACATTAGCCCCTTAATCGACAAATCATCAGAACCTCCATAAACCAGTTTAGCAGCACTACCAAAGTTGACACTATTGGTGTCAGTATCTGTTTGAACACCGTTCCGAAAAATTCTAAAAACGCCACTATTTCTTGTAATAGCTATATGATACCATTTGTTAGCAACAGCATCACTTGTTGTTTCACTTAAAACACCGCCAAATGTGAACTTTCCAGTGCCATCCCCCGTTGCAACAGTAAATCCAGTTTGGCCCGAAGCAATGTCTTGCTTTATTGCCTTTTGAACACCTGCTATTGTGTAAAAAAACACAAAGAACTCAATCGTAAAGTCGCCTGTACCTAACGTAAAATCTGAACTAGCAGGTGAACTTAAACGAGGGTTAGTATCCTTGCTGAAATCAACAGCCCAGTTCGTTCCGTAAGGATTAAAGGAGCCTTGAGTTACATCGCCGTTGGTAGTGATTGTGTGGTTACTGTCAGAGCCATCGTCGAATGTACTGTTTACGCCATTATTTGTCCCGTCAAAATGAGACAAAAAACTAACACG